CTATGGTACACTCACCAGAAGCCCATTTTAAAATAAATTCAGTCTTTTCTCCTTTGGATATGCTTAAATAAAAATGAGCAGGCATAACTATATAGCCTTCTTTTAAATGAAAAGCGTTGGTAGTCTCGCACTTATAAGAATGGTATTCATTGTTGCCATTATTTTTAAAAGCCCAAGCCTCAATATGTATAACACTCTTAATAACTTTCTTCAAAGCTGATTGATAAAAATTAGTATCATCAGTTTGAGTCACAAAGTCTTTCTCAATGGGTTTAGACTTGACTTTTCTTATTTTGTTTCTCAAGTTTTTAGGATGACGAACGTTAAATTTTTTGTCAAAAGTTTGTGTAACCAACTGCGGAAAAAACATGTTATAAACAATTGTTCCAAAAGAACTGCAAGCATAAATTATAAGTGCTATTAAAATAAAAAAAAACAAATAATAAAATGATGCTTGTTCTTCTGTTAAATTTTCAAAGTAATTGCCTATACACCAACCGATTAAATGTAATCTATTATTAACTTCTGTAATTGGATCAAATCTAGTGTCATCTTGAGTTTCAAAAATTTCTTCAAGCATAGTCGGTGTATATTTGTATTTGTCATTTAAAGAAACCTGCTTATTACGCAACTCAATAATAATTTTAACTAATTGTTTAGCATTGTAGCTCTGTCCAACTAAAGAATTATCAAAGTTACATTTATCTACCCTAAAAATATTATCATGTGCAAAATCTTCACATTTGTTTTCCCTATGAAGGACAAGGTGAAATCTGCGAACCATAGCCGCTGGATCAGTCAAACCAACACAAAATTGGCATTTATCAATACCATTATTCGCAATATTTGTAGATCCAAAAATAAAATCAGAATCAAAAAAAACAGTACCTTTAGTACCAAAAGCTTGTGGCAAATTAAAAGTAGAGGTGTTAACCATACTAATAACAGAACTAGCCTCAGCAGCACGTTTGGTAACATCTTGTTCCATAAACATATCATCTAATTCTACAAATTTTTGTTGTGCATATTTTTCCCAAAAATCATCGTTTTTATTGTAAACATAAACCATTTCTGGAGAAAAAGTTTGCTTATAATAAATATGGGATAACGCATGTTCAAAAAATCTAGTGGTAGCAGATTTTCCAACTTCAGGTGGAC